TTTCCCACGGCATCATATCATCGAGCTCAGTCAAGCTATAACCATGGTGTTGCATCATCGCGAAGTTGGTCTTATAGTGGTTATATAAGGTATCGTGAGAGAGGCCTAACCAAAAAAATTGTCGAAGCCTCTCAACTCCATCTCATTTGTTTCACCACATTTAATACAATCAAATTTCATATCATAAGTAACTGCCGGCATTTCTTCAAAAAAGGATGTTAACTTTTTAAACTGTGCGCTGTTTAAAGAATCAACAAATTCTTTTACTGCCTTTGTACCTTCGTCTTTTGCTGAATATACATTATTTGCATCATATATTGATTCAATACATTCAATAATCATACCCATAGCTTGATCAACTTGATTAGCTTTTTGATCTTGCTTTTCTAATCCTGCAACCGATGGGTATCTTAATGTTACACCAACATCATCAGTAAGAGGAATTACATTGTTTTGTTTTTTCACAACTGGCATATTAATTTCTTCAAAATTAATATCCCGATGATTTTCTGCTTCACAATGCTTACATTTAATTTTTATTTCTGTTGATTCACCAACAGACTTTCCTCTTAATTTTAAAAACAATGCTTCTAAATCAAACATTGCTAATTTATTTACATCGATATCATCATACACACACGCTTTGATAACATCTTTTAGAGCTCTTAATATTTGCCCTTGATCTTTTGATTCCATTGCAATCATCAAGATCTTTTCTTCTTTTACTAAATAAGGTCTATATTCAACTTCCTTATTTAATGATGGAATGACTGTTCTATACTTCGCAGCATTCAACGTTGGTAAAGCCATAATATTCTCCTAATAATATTAAAATAATGAACTAAGTGTTTCGAACTTTTTCAAGCCACGTTGCATTTTATCTGGTAACATTCTCACCGCTTCATTTGGTATCGATGCTATCGCACCAGATATAGATGAATCTATAAAATTTTGTGGTACATATCTATCATATGCGAATGTTATTTGTAATCTTTGAAATGCATTCTCAGATTCGTTGTTTAGAGCAAGTGCTCCTATTGCTATTGGATACGCGTTAATCAATTTAACACCGTATACATTTTTATCAAAACTATTTAATTGTTGTATGACAATATCTGTTTGATAATTCTTTTTATAACCTAACGTATAATTTTCTGTATCGACAATTGATGACATCCACGTTTCCATCATATCTTTCATATAATAATCGTTCGTTAGATAAAATGTCATTGTGACATCATCATCAATAAAACCGTTAGGTATTTTAAGTGTTTCTTTTTCCGCAGCAAAATCTAATGTATTTAGATTTCGACCAGGCAACTGTGCAGATTCAGTAAGGAATGCAATATCTCTTGGATCGCTTATAAGACTTCTTGCATTAAATGTATTATTAGCAAGTCGACCAACTATGTCAAGTGGGTTTAGATTTACCAATGCCTGAGTAGGTGGAGTAAAAATTGTTAAAAAACGATTAGTCTTTGCTAAACCTTGTCTTTTAGTAACTGTAGCTTTAAAATCGTCTATTGATTTTGCCATTCTTATTTACCTGTATATTGTTTGCGAGAATATCTCCAAACTGTTTCTGCTTTAACTTTCTTAAACTGTTCTGTTGGTAAGAAGATAGCGATTTCCCATTCAGTCATCGGAACTCTTACTAACCTACCTTTTATTTGACTTGTAAGGTAGTGTTTAAAACAAGGTTGAAACTCTTTATATTTTTTCACACCTTTTAATAATTCATATCGCATTTTTGTTAGACGAGTATTTTCACCAACCTTTTTTGGCGCAGTCTTCATTAGCTCATCTAAAAATCTTGCTCTTACACCTGGCGCAAGGTAATGTAAATTTAATCCATAGAAACCACCTTCAGCTGGTTCAACCATAATAATTAATGGGAACCGATCATAATATGGTAATGTAGCCTTATGCTTTGGATCATAAAAATACATATACATATTACCAGCAATTTCTTTTGTAGTAGGATCAAGCGCATCATCTTTTAAAAGTTTACGACGATCTACATCACCTAGCTCGGCAACTTTTTTTCTAAACCAGTTTTTCGACTTATCAGTCCTTGCTTTAATTCCAGATCGGAATGCTTGTGCTTGTAATGTATCGAATAAACTTGCCATACCTTTATTTATACTACTTCTTCTTGCCTTTCGCAGGACCACTTAATATTTTAATACCTAGACTTTTAAGAGTATCTTCTGTCCATACTTCGAATCTCCACCCCCGACTTTCTGCAAATTCTTGGGCAGCATTCCATTTATCGGTATTCTTAATATAGGTAGTTACCTCATTGATATATCTTTTTGTTTGACGTGATGGTTTCTTTGGAGGGGTTGTTTCTTTTTTCGGTTTGATTTCAACTAATATAACATCACCTGATTCCATTTTAATAAGTAGATCTACAAAATACCGATGATACTTTTTATCGACTTTATATTTGTATGGTACAACAATTTCTTCTGAGTTCCATGCAACAACCTTTGGATTGCTTTCACACCATTTAAATGCTTGTCGTTCCCATAAAGATCTATATGTTACCTTTGACGGATCACCAGCGTACTTCTCTGGTTTTTTTATTTTATACTTACCTGAATATGCCATATCATTATTTATAGGCACTAAAAAAGGGGAACAAAAGCTCCCCTTTCACCTTAATACCAATTAAGAGCTAAACGCTACGCCACGATAAGTGTGTAAGCTTTCTTTCTTTTCTTGCTTTGGTAATTTTACGTAAACAGCACCACGATAAGTTTTTTCAGTTTGGTTGTTTACTTTTAAGGATTTTACTTGTTGGCTTGCGCCACGATACATTAAAGTGTTCATATACTTCTCCTAGTCAGGATTGAAGTAGTCTTTTAACGCATGAACATATGCGAGTCGCTGAAGTGGACTAACCTATATTATATATACAAAAAAAGAGCCCCGAAGGGCTCTAAAGGTTATTATTTTATGTTATTATTATGATTCTTGAGCTAGCTTAGCAAAATAGCTGAGTGTATCATCTTCTTCAGCTTCAGCAGTATTACCTACCGGAGCAGATTCAGCAGCCATCACTGGTTCAGCAACTGCAGCAGCTACAGGAGCAGCCTCAGCAACTTCACCGGCTTCTACACCTAGTACTTTATTCATTTTAGCTTTTAGTTCTGCATAACTCTTATAGTTACTTGGATCTGTAAAGTCAGTCAAAGAATGTACCTTCGAATATACTTCTTCTAGCTTTTCTTCGTCTGAATTAAACAGAGCCGATTGAGAACCAAACTCAGATTTGTCGTAGTTTACCCAACCTTCCACTTTACGAATTTTTAGTTTGAAGTCAGCACCTTCCCAAAAATCGTAAGGGTTTACAGGATCTTCATCCTGGAACTGAGGTTGCATTACATCCATGATCTTGTCAAAGATTTTCTTACCAAACTTATAAAGGAATACTTTACCTTCATTCTCAGGATTGGCTGGATCTGAGATAACAAGAATATTTGAAACATAATGTAGACGACGCTTGCGTTCACGAGCCAGTGCTTTATCTTCATCTCGACCACTATTCCACAAAATGCTGTTTGCTTCTGAAACAGGATCATCTTGACCAATAGAAGTCAATGAGTTTTCGATATACCACATACCAGTTGGACCTTGGAAACCATGATCCCAGTAACGTGCCCACGGTAGATCTTCACCTTCTTTAGGTGGAAGGAAACGAATTACTGCATAACCATTACCTGCTTTATCACGAGTTGGTTTCCAAAAACGATCGTCACCGTAAGATTTAGTTTCTGCTTTTTGAGATACAGCTTCAGCTGCTTGAACGAGTTTGTCGATAGACGAGCCACGACTAGATTTTAGATTACTTAAAGACATATTTTTTCTCCGTTGTATATATTTGTATTGTCTGAATTATCCACTTTATACATAATATAGATTTATATTATAACACACTATCACTAATTTGTAAAGGACTTTGTTACAATCTTTATCATTTTATCTCGATCGATACTAATGAATGGATTGTACTTATGTACTTTACGTGAGATATCAGGCCACATGATAGTCTCGGTTATTTGTTTATCTGCTTTATTCATAAAGCCAGTTAGCTTATGAAGTATGACCACAGTTTCTAAACAAATTTCTTCTTGTAAGAGTGCATCAATAACAATAGGATATTCATTATCTCTACACTCTAACATCTCATCAAATGAATTAACCATCGATGATAATTTATTTATATCATTTTTGAATTTATACGACAATGATTCATGAACTTTTACCATATCATTGTAGTTAGTTTCGCCATCAGGCCCTAGCATGTCACCTACGTACTTTACGTCTTTAATAAAATTAGATACGTAATACTTTGTTAGATCCTTGCCATAGGTCTTACCAAGCTTCGCAAAGAAATACTTATCTCTTCGTTTAAAAAAAGATTGTGCATTTACTCTGGTTTTATAATGGTATTTGACTGCATCATAATCTGTTTCGAAATGAAGCTTTAACGCATTATAAAGTTTGTAAGACTCAAATGGATCCATTCTACTTAAGGCAAGATTCATATAGTGCTTCCAGGTCTTCGATTTCTGCAGAGACCTGAGCAAGGGTTTGTTTATGATATACTCGAGCCAACTTATTTAGATACTTCTTTTCAATATCAACTTTATCAGATAGCTCATCAACTGCTTCTTTAATAAAAGCTTTTTCACCTTCGATACGTACCATAGAATTAGAGATCTCTGTCATAGCATCTTTAATTGTTTGGCGATCTGCTGGTGATGATGGGATAATAATACTCATTTTAATTTCCTTTGTTGTTTACGTTACATACTCTATTTCGAAGATCACTTGAACTAAATCTGTGATCACGTTTATTAAAATACAAATCAATATCACGCTTACGACATATATCCTTACCGGTAAAATCCTTATCTCGATACTCTTCACCTAATATACGAATATTGATATCGTACAGTGTAAGTATATCTTCGAGGTCCTGCTCTGTACCGTAAGGAATAATCTCATCCACATAACCGACTGCTTTGAGTTGTGTATAGCGTTCGATAATGGTTTGTACGGGTTGATTCTTTTCTTTTCTATCAAGACTTGGATCTACTTGTAATCCAACCAATAAGTAATCACACTGGTTTTTTGCTTCACGTAACATTTGTACATGACCAGCATGCAATAGATCAAATGTACTACAAGTAAATCCTACTTTCATAATGGTAATTTATTTCCTGTTTCAGTTTTAATTAATCTTAATTCAGCTGCTTCTACTTCAAGCTTTTGTTTAATGGAATCTGATAGTAACCTCTTTACGTTAGCATAGTCCATCATTCTTTCTTCAGCTAAATGCGTAATAGCATCAATATAACTTAATCGCTTTGTAATGACGATTGATTCAACTGCTGCAGAGAATCTTTTCTTCGTCAGTATTTTATACTCCTCCAATTCACTCAATTCATAACCCTCAGTAATATACAATCCTTGTTGATTCGACCTGTTGGCACACTGATTTTTGTGGTAAGTCCTTTAAACACATTATCAATTTGCTTTTGCGTTTTCTTTAAGATCTGTGGTAAGACATCATCAGGTTTACGAAGAGTTGTTGTTCGACTTAATTGAACATCAAAGTTTTTTATCGTTGAACCAGATACCATAAAGCCTGAAGTATTATCTGTTACATACTCAGTAAGTTTCTTCTGTTTAACATTGTAAACATAAAGAGCCTTTGCGCCTGGTATTTGAAGTGGACTGATAGATGCCAGCTTATTTGTATTATCATCTTTAAGATAATTAAGCTTGGCCACTTGTTTATCTGAAGACTTTGGTTTTACAGCACGTGTCTTACGTACAGCTTTGTTTGCCAATTGAGTCTTTTCAATATCAGATAAAATAGTTTCGATTTGTTTAATTGCTTTCTTTAGATTAGGACGTGACCAATGCGAATAACCTTCCACAGCTTGATCACACGTTTTATTGTATGCATCATTTAATTCTTCATACAATGGTTTTACTTGATCAGCAAACATTTTAACGCCTGGTCCTTTAATACCATGTCGCTTAATCGCATTGAATGCATCAAACTTCTTAGTAAAGTCTTGTTCATTCCAGCTTTCGACGACAGTATCGTCAAACTCAGCATATAATGTTTCCATCATCTTTGTAAACATTCTTTCTTGGATTGATATAACAGGCTTAGCTACTTCTTCTGTTACAGTTTCAACAGCTGCAATCTGTTTACCTTCTTTAACAAGAGACTTTATAGAGTCTTTTATCATAGAACGTTGGTTATCATGATATTCAAACCCAGTAAAATGGATAGCAACAAGCTTAGATATTTGTAGGAAACGACCATCTTTCACCTTCTTTAAATTTTTAATGTCATCTTTCGATAGTTTAAGAAATTCTTTTGCATAACGTAGTGCATAAGCTTTGAAGTCCTTTGGACCATATTTGTAATTAAACCAATTGGCAGCTTTACTCCATTGACTCCAATATGCATCATGATCTTTATCTAGATCGGGGGTGGTGCCTTTATCATATACTGGCATCGGGCCAAGATACTGACCCTCAATACTTGTACGATTCTTTCGGCCTTTGGCCCGTTTCTTATCTAACTCTGCTGACATATATCTCTCCTGTATAATACATATATTATATCATACTTTTGACTGTTTGTAAACAATTATTTTCCAATGTGTTTAATATCACTTTTTGGAACAACTTGATACGCACCTTTATTGAAAGCAATCGATACAGTATAGTTTGATGATATTTCTTTTTTGTAAGAATCATCTTGTACCGTTTGACGTGGTGGCGTAAGAGGAGCAGACTTGTATTCTTGCCTGTCCTGACTTGGATGTGGTGATTGCACTTCCAATGGTTCAAATTTTGGCTTATACTTTTTAGGAGTATTTAGCGCTTTAGATCTGCGCTTACGGCCATGCATATCATAACGTAAAGAATTAGTGTATAACATTAGTAGTCATCTCGCATTGATTCATAAGATTCGTATATTGAAGATCCTTTGATGTATGTATCGACTTCCTTATCGTTGTAATACATGCTTTCCTCGCTGAATGCATCGAGATTCTTTGGTGCATGTTGACCGGCTTTTTTGACTGCTTTGGTAAGCTTACGTGTTTCTTTGAGTGCTTTACGTTCGGCTACCTTTTGTTTCTTTAGAACATTTTTGTGAGCCTTTTTAATCATACGTAAACGTTGAGCTTGAGTAAGAGGTTTTGACATAATATAATCCTTGTATAATATATTGTACATTATAACACAATTAAAACGAAATGTAAACTATTTTTTACATTATTTTAAAAATTATTTTCCCACATTTCTTCGAAATCACCAGGTAATATACCTGAGATTAAGAACTCGCGCTGATCAGCGTCGAGGTGAGGAAAGGCGTTTTGCACTAGAGCACCGTCCTCGTAAAGCTTAACCTGCTCTAGAGTAACAGGTAAGTCCATGGTGTTTATCTCACCAGTGATTAGATTTTGTTTTGATATTAACATAATATTAGTCCTGCTCAATAGTAATTTTATAAGTGTTTCCGTTTTCATCCATAACTTTAATGGTACGCTTTAATGATACAAGGTAACCTTCTTCAGGATCCAAGTCTCTATGAGGACCACTTACGTCATGAATAATATTATCATCTATAGATGATGTTACTAGCGCATTCTTAATGCGATCTGATATAAAGTCATTGTATACTGGGTTCATAATATATTCTCTTTCCAAATTAATTCAATTAGTTTTTTCTCAAGTTTGTAGGCTTCTTTTTCCCATGGAAGATCTACATATTTAGTATTCTCTGAAACAATCCTTGTCTTCCAACGCATACCGTATGCACTCATTTCATTCCTTGCAAATTGTTTTACATGTACCATTTCGTGAATAATGGTTGAAACAAAATCTTTTAGTGAAACGTTTTTATTTACTTCAATAGCAAAGCTTCTGTTACTTTCAATAATGTTGCAATAACCATACTCATCATCTTTCATTTTACGCAGTATGACATCGATGCTGAGTGAAGACATTCTGTTTAGACCAAGCTTTTTGATAGACCATGCTACGGTTTTTTCAGCCAGAGCTCTTTTGTCTTTGGTAGAACCTTTAACATGAATAAGCATAATGTCTCCTTTGATTAATTTATATGGCTATTATACTACATATAATCAAGTTTGTACACCATTAAGTGAGACCAAAACTAAATAATTGGTCACGTCCCGTAAATAGTTATCTCTTCTTCTTTACCTTTTACGTGGATCTTGCCTATTTCTGGGCAAGAATCTGGATCTTCTAATTGATCTCGAGTATACGAAGATATAATGGTCTTATACTCTTTATATTCATGACGTGCTGCCGTCGCCTCTAAACGTGCTGCAAGGTTAACAGCATCACCAATAACAGAATAATCGAACCTTGATTCACTACCCATATTACCTACAATACAATCACCTGTATTAATACCAGTGCCGACGTTAATATCGGGCAATCCTCTTTCTTTATATACTTCTTTTAATTCGTTTGTTTTAGCTTCTATCTCTCTTGCTGATTTAACTGCCATATCAGCATGATTAGGGCAATCCAACGGTGCATTCCAAAATGCCATAATACAATCACCCATATACTTATCGATTGTACCACCATTTGCTAATATAATCTTTGTCATAGCATCAAGAAATTCGTTTACTAACTCTACTAATCCTTCTGGATCGTCGTTATTTTTATAGTGTTCTGATATGGGGGTGAAGCCACATATGTCCATAAACAAGAACGTCATCTCCTTACGATCACCACCAAGCTTTAATAGCGATGGATCCTTCTGTAATGCATTCACCATATCAGGCGATAGATATGTACCAAACTGCTTCTTGATCTGTTGTCTTAAAACAAACTGTTTATAAAAGTTATTAAAAGAAGCACTCATAAATGTTATTATAAATAATACTATAGAACAGAGTGGTGATAATAATATACTATTTTCTGTCCATATATACCAATAACCATAAGTTAATGATGATGTGAGAACAACAAACAATGAACCAGAAAACCATACCGGACTATAATATACCGCAAGTAAAAGAAGTACAGCTCCAACTCCCATTACCACAATCTCCAGAAGATCCGCCCACACAGGACGACGAAGAGTTTCTTGCGCCATTAAGGTGGAAATTGAAGCAGCTTGTAATTGATGAGCAGAACGCAATCCAGTCGAAGTGGGAATTTGAGCAGCTAGACCTTTGGCCGTCAGACCAACAAGAACAGTACGACCTTGAAGATCAGGTAGTGACACATTGGACACGTAGTCTATTTCCGTAAACTTATAATTAGGATTGATCCACATAGAACCATTCGCATCTGTTGGTATTCTGAATGGTCTTAATATAATCTCTTCGATACCTATTTCATTTACCTTTACAGTATATGATGGTTTGCCATTCATGACTCTTATTGTTTCAAGTGCTAATGATGGATATAACTGATCATTTATTTGAGAGATCAAAGGTATTCTTCGTACAACACCATCGACTTCTGGCATGCCGTTAATTAATCCATGACCCCATGCACCTTCTTCTAGTGATGGTATATTAGTGACAAGACCGTCGTATTTAATAACCCAATCAAGTGGATCACCTCTACCAAAGATAGCAGTCCCTACATAAGGTGCACTTGTACTTCTACCAGAAGGATCAGCATCTTGCGATAGTATAATACCATTGTCTTTAATCCATGAGGCAAAAACTTCATCACCTCCGAATCTATCTTCTTCTGGAAACATCATAGTGAATGCAATCATACCAGCGTTAGCGTTACGCAGATCAGATATCATTTGAGCATATGTATGGCGAGGGAATGGATACTGACCTAATGAACCTAACGACTCTTCTGATATATTTAATAACACTATATCGTTTGATTCTTTTAATGGTATTGATTTAATATATTGATCAAAGACTGTTAATCTTAACTCTTGTATTATATTAGAGTCATTAACTCTTAAACCGATTAAACATGCTACGAGTAAAAGTGTAAACCAAATAGACGTTATATATTTCATTGTTGTGTCACCGATATAGAACAACCAGAAGGATTTAAACAATTCTGAGTAAGACTATAAGATTGTGTAAGTGATCCAAATTGTTTTAACGTTAGATCAGTGCCGTATGTGCCATCAAGTTCTACAGCAGCATCATGGTTAGCACCATTGCCTTTCTGACGAATTAGTACATCATTATCGTCGTTATATATGGTAAGATCTATTGTCTTCGCACCATCGTGTTGTTGAATGGTTGTGACTTCGTTATAGTCACCACTCAAGTTTAGTTCATAGCTATGAGCATTATTACCTGCGTTACCCTGATTAGTCTGTTGAGCAGAGATGCCATTTCCACTTCCACTAACGAATAGATCAATTGTATGACCACCGCTTTCCCAATCATCAGTCCAATAGTCGTGATTAGTATAACTCTCTGGATAATCGAAGGCACAACCTTGGCACAATTTAATACCATTATTATCGCCTGTACCATCGATTGTTATAGTGTTATTGTCACCATATTGAACTCCAAGTATTGCGAAGTTGTTACCTGTCTGATCAATAAAAATTTCGTTATCGCTATTCGCTTTACCTGATGCAAACATGTACAACAGCAAAAGAGCTGGTGTTATAAAATATAATAAGTATTCTTCTATGTCTTTCATTTAACTCCCTTGGTTTATAATAACCATAATATCTTCTGCATCATTGCCTGTTATAACACCTTCCCATGTAGGTGTCGTTGTATCGAGTGTAAAGTTAGCACCCGTCTCAAATTGTATTTCAATCCCTGTATCAACATTACGATAAAAGACTAAATCACCATCACGTAGAAACACGTTATATTGTGATTCGTCGTTATATCCTCTCATCGCACCTTTAATATCAAACTCTCCTAGTGTATCGTATAGATCTTCTGCTGCCATAATCTCTAATACATCTACAAGGAACTCAACATCTAGTTCGTCAATATCGAGTTCACTTGTTTCGTTTAATACATCTTCTTCTAGCTCATCTTCTTCAAGCTCTGTAAACTCGAGGTAGTCTATATCTAATAGACCTTGATCTTTATTGTTATCGTCTTCTAGTTCTTCCTCTATACGATCTCGTACTTCCTTCGGCGGTTGTACAATAAACATATTATCTATCAGTGCTGGAGTAATACCATTTATAACTGTAGATGTTGTCGGGGGTGAGTCTGTAGTCGCAACCATTGTAGCCGAATATGCTTGGTCTAATGTAACGGAACCAGCGTCGTTTGATACAATAATAACTCCTGATGGATCACCATTATCGTCTGGTAGTAATATAACTAGCGACCTTCCTAACTCATCAATAGTTGTTGTAAAATCTGTTCCACGTACCGCAATCGTTGCCGTAGGTGTTTGAATATCTATATTTGCCTTATTAACCAATCCTAATCTTCCTGATGCAAACCGTGCAGTACCCATTGCCATCTTTAATGACATCTTAGATAAATTAGGATTAGGATCGTAGTATATCTCGTCGATTAATACGAGTGAATGTTCTTTTAATTGTAACTCTGCTTTGTCTTTAAACTCTATTAACATACGACCTTTAGCCGTTTGAGCTTGATCGTATAGTTCTACCTCTTTGGTTTGAATCGACTCTTTGTTGCGGAGTATAGACGTAACTCCGGTCGATTCCCTTACATCACCTATGGAACTAGCAATAACACCAGTCCCATAGGATAGTAAGAAAACGCTAAGAATCGCCGCCCGAATCTTTCTGTACGAGCTGGATAATTGCATTGTTTGACGTAACATCAAGAACGATGTTAGCATTTGGAGAAGTACAAGATGCGTCACCGCTATCTGCGCATGTACCTGAGATCTGGCTAATATCGACATCACCACTATCGCCTACAAACGTAAACTCAAGATTTTGTGAGCCGTCGTTTTGTAGAGTGTTAATGTCATTTGAATCACCAGTTACATCAAGTGTCCAAATGTTATCATCACTTTCCCAATCCACATCAAATGCATTTGAACTACCTAATAGAATAAGATCTGCGTCTAGTCGTTCTGCACTAAACTCATACCCTTGGTCTAAATCAAATGTATTAGAATCTCCTGTGACATCAAAGTTAATGTCTGAGCTGTCCGAACTTCCGATATATCCGATATTCCAATCGACTTCGTTAGAATCACCTGTTACATCTAGCGTAATGTTTGTGCTATCTGCTTCAACTGGTCCAAAAAGAACGTTTGAATTACCAGTGAAATCAAGATCAATTACTAGTGATGAACCTGTGATAGACATATTGGTCCCTTGGCCAGAAGAGAAATCATCTCCTCCAACTTTGTTACCATAACCGATTTGATCGATATACAATTCTAAGGTATCACCAGACTGAGTAATCTTAATTTCGTTATCGTCAGTGGATGCAAAAACAAAAGATGTCGACAATAGTACTACTATACTAATTAGTTTCTTCATTTTCGTTATCCTCTAACTTGTGGCCTTCGTTAGTCCCATCATGTTGATGAGGGTGGCGATGACCTTCCTTTATTACCCAAAAGCCTCTGTCGTGGCCCTGGTATATTAGTTCTAGTACTCCCGCTTCGATAGCCGTTCGTACCGCGTATGTCACTGACTCATTATTACCCACTCCGTCCTCATACTCTAGTAATCGTGTGCCTTGTTCGTAATATCTGAACACGTCGCCTGAAGACCCATAAGACAAAATAGTCTTACGAGCCTGAACGTTTAACAAAACTTCACCGGTAAGAACAGACACTGCTCTAATGGCTACTGTTACTACATCCTTGTGATACTTTTTGGCAAACCCAATACCGAGCGTTCGTGCGCCTCGACCACCGGTTACTGCGTTAGTATCATACCCTATGATTCCACCTTCAATAATTATCCCTGCGAATAATAGTGGAGCCACACCTTGCGGACTTCCTTCTTCCGCAAATTCTTTCCTAGCACTTCGTATAATTTGTCGCTCACGTACTAAATTATCGATGCCTTGCCTTTCAACTACTCTAAACCATTTGCCATTTGCTGCAGTTTTAAGAGCATCAATAAGTAATTCTGTTCCGCCTTGAGATACCGCTGTAGAAAAATCAGCAATACCTTGTCTATTCTTTCGTTGGCCTGTCTTATCTGTAAAGCCATATACTGCAACAACTGGCATTTCCTTAGCAGCTGGCAATTTTAATAATTCTATGAATGAAGGTAATCTTATTGCCTCGGGTTCATCAACACAAATATAGTCTCTAGCGTTATGTCTTTGTGTACAATCCTCTGGTTTATCTGACCAATGAGGTATCTTTGCACA